CGACTGCCGATGCCCAATATTTAACATTACCGACAGACTGGTTAGAGGCCATCAATGTCGAGATCACATCAAACAATTTTAGTCCATTGATGCAAATGAGCATTGAGTCTTTGGATGTTTACCGCAAAAAGAACAACAACAGCACGGGCCAACCCGTTTACTACGCCTTGGTCGATGACACCATGGAATTATGTCCTACACCTGATGGCTCATATGAGTTACAATTAACGTACTTCTCAAAAGTATCAGCACTGAGCAGTAGCAATACTTCAAACTTTGTCTCAACAAGCTATCCCGATGTTTACCTTTATGGGTGTTTACGCACTGCATCGATTTATCTCATGGAAGATGACCGCGCAGCGGGTTTCACCAATCTATTTGATAAGGCATTGGAAGAAATGAGGATGGAACAAGAACGTGCCGCCTTCGGCAAAGGATCAATGATTCCGAGGCGAAGAACTTACGGCAGAACCCAAAAACAAGTTGTTTATTGGGGCAATAATTAAATTTAATTAGAGGAAATAACAATGGCTGGTTTTACAGACTATTTAGAAGATAAAGTTTTGGATCATGTGTTTGGTGGTACAGCTTACACAGCACCAACGACATTATATGTGGGATTATTTACAAGTTCACCCTCAGACACGGGTGGTGGTACGGAATGCTCTGGTGGTTCTTATGCCAGGAAGAGTATGCCTGATATGACTATTTCAGGTACGTCTCCCACACAGGCCAGCAATGGCGCAGCCGTTGAGTTTGTCACAGCAACGGGTTCTTGGGGTACGATAACCCACACGGGGATTTTTGATGCATCATCAAGCGGAAACTTGCTTTGTTGGGCTGCGCTATCCGCATCAAAAGTTGTAGCGAGTGGTGACGTCATTCGTTTTGATGCTGGCGATCTTGACGTAACATTGGCGTAACCTCATGGCCAGCGTTGGCTATGGTTTATATAACTACGGCAAGGCTGCCTATGGTACGCCTCAGTATGAGTTTGCGGCTGCAACCATCACGCAGACTTCAGGGCTTGATGCAACCGCCAAGCTCGACATCATTGTTTCGGCCACCAGCGCACAAACATCTGGATTCAGCTCTGCTGCAATAATAGTACATCCAATATCTGCAACGATCGCACAAACCAGCAGCGTTGTTGCAACAGCAGAAGTGGTCAAGCCAATATCGGCTACCATTACACAGACATCAGGATTTGATGCCACAGCCAGGCAGATTGATAGGGCGCAATCGAGCATAGATCAAACTTCTGCCATGACGGGTGCGGTGGTTCTCATCAAACCAGTTTCATCCACCATAGCCCAGACATCGGCTATGACGGGCGCAGCAACCATTGTGCTTGATGCAATCGCATCGATGGATCAAACATCGGCGATGACAGGAAGCGCGGTTAGAATTGCGCTTGGAACGACCAGCATGGATCAAACCAGTGGCTTCAGTGCTGTTGCAGAAATGGTGGTGAGCGCAGTAAGCACCATTGCAGAGACAAGCGGTATGGAAGCAACGGGCGGCATACGCTTTTATGTTTCAGCCATATCTACTCAAACATCTAGTTTTTCTGCGATAGGTGGTCTAAAATGGAATGACCAAAGTGTGACGACAACATCTTATACGGATCAGACAGTCGCCACGACAACATGGACTGAGACCAATAATCCCTCAACACCCTGGACTGATAAAGCAGCCTGATACGGCTGTTCATTTATATATTTAAAACATAGGTAATTTTATGGCCGATACCACGACAACAAATTTATCACTCACAAAACCTGAACCTGGGGCGTCGACAGATACATGGGGAACTAAGCTCAATACTGATCTCGATACGATTGATGCAATATTCAGTGCCACTGGCACAAGCGTTGCGATGAACATTGATGGCGCAAACATAGATTCAAGCCCGATTGGGGCAAATACCGCATCGACTGGTGCGTTCACTTCACTTTCTGCAACTTCAGCATCAACAATTACAACAGCAGACAACACCGATACGCTTTCACTTATATCTACGGATGCAGATGCAGCAGTCGGGCCAAATCTTAGAATGTATCGAAACTCAGGTTCGCCAGCAGACAATGATTACATAGGTGAAATACAGTTTGAAGGCAGAAACGATAACTCTCAAGATGTGGTTTATGCTGGATTGGCTTCGAGAATTGTCGATGCTTCTGATGGCACAGAAGATGGTCGTTTCGAGCTTTATACTATTTTAGCTGGTGCGCAAAATTCTAGGGTTCTTGCTAACAGCACAGAAACAGTAATAAACGAAGACTCAGTAGATTTAGATTTTAGAGTCGAGAGCAACGACAACACACACATGCTTTTTGTTGATGGTGGAAATAATCGGGTTGGATTTGGCACTGGAACTCCAAGCACAGATGTTCACATTTATTCCACTTCAGATAACGCACCACATCTTCTTTTAGAAAACTTCCAAAACGCTGATACAGACGATGCACCAGTCATTGAGTTGTACTTAAATGACCAAACAACAGGTGGCATTGGTGATGATACAGATGTTGGTGTTATCCGATTTACAGGTGATGAAAAAGATGGTGGCACAAAAGAAACTTATGCAGAAATAAGAGGTGTTGCACACGATCCTGGTCAAGGATCAGCAAACAAAGGTAATTTGTCTTTCTTTGTTCAATCTGCTGGTTCACTGGCTGAAACAATGACCTTAGACGAAAATCGGGTTGGAATCGGCACCGCAAGTCCTTCATATAGATTTGTAATAGATAATGTAGCTGAAGATGACGACCTTAATATACAACTAAAAACTGATAATAGCAGACAAGCAAACATATTTTTTGGCGATCAAGATGCTAATTTTCCCGGGTATATTGGATATAACCACGCTTCTAATTTTATGTTGTTTTCTTCTAATGGCTCAGAAAGAATGAGAATAGACTCATCGGGTCGTGTCGCAATCGGAGCAACATCTCCTGAAGGTCGTATTGATGTAAACGAAGATACTGCGGGTGTTTGGACAGGAGTATTTGATAACACAGCCAGTGGTGGTGCTGGTGTATTGATCAAAAGTGCTGGCGCAACAGGAAGTGAAAATTTATTAGATGTTAGAAATGGTGATGGAACTAAATTTGTTGTTAAACAATCCGATGGAAAAACAGGAATCGGAACCGCAAGTCCTAGCACCTTGCTTCACGCAAAAAGTGGTTCAGCAAGCAGCTTTATTAGAGTAGACAATAGTGCAGATGGACACGACACAGGTTTTGAAATTTATCAAAACGGAAGCAGAAAATGGGAAATTGTTAGTGATGACTCTGCAAGCGATGCCCTATCTATTAGAGGTTCTGATGGTGGTGAAGACGCTAAAATAAGATCAACGGGTGCTTTAGAGGTTGGTGCTGGTTTCACATCAGGACAAGGCGGTGACGATGGAAATAATGTTGGGATTAAAATGAGTGAATATGACTTAACAATAAATTCAGAAAATGTGACTTCTGGTTATGTTGATGTTGAGACAAATATAAATCGTGCTAACTATTTAGGGTGTATTCCAAGCATTTATGATTCCAGTGCTAATGTTGCAAAGATGGGTTATAGATCAGATGCTGGTTTTGTCACTTATGCCGATGGATATACCAATATTGTCAGGGTCGGTCTTGGTGGCGATGTCGCAGCTAGTGACATTGTGAAAATAGTGGTTATGTATGTTTAATATCAAAGAGGAAAAATAATGGCAGTCAGATACACATGGAAAACAAACACACTCACAGCATACAAAGTATATGAGGAGTTTTCAGATACTGTTTACAAAGTTCAATGGACTTTGGAAGGTTCTGAAACTGTTGCTAGTAGAGAATACAAATCTTATTCGTCTGGCGAAGTTGAACTTAGTTTGGAATCATTAAGCCCATCATCTTATGTGGCGAAAAACGATATCACAGAAGAAAACGCTGTCAACTGGGTTCAATCTGCATTAGGCGATACTTATATAACTAATATAAAAAACCAAATCGAATCTGAAATTGATGAGAAAAAGAACAGCAATGAAGAAACTTTCGCTGTTCCTATTACTAGTATTCCAGATTAACAAACTAAGAGGAAACTAAAATGGCAAATACTTATGCTTGGAATTGTAAAACAGTCGATGTGTACCCCACACACGATAGTCACAGCGATGTCGTCTATGTCGTGCATTGGAGACTTACAGCGACAAGCGATCAAACGCACGAAGTCGATGGCGAGCAAGTGCCTTACACTGCAAGCGTGTATGGTACGCAAGGCATCTCTACTGATGACATTGGAAACTTCATTCCTTTCGCTGATCTCACTGAGTCAATCGTTGAAGGCTGGACTGAAACAGCCATGGGCGAAGATGAAGTGACAGCTCTGAAATCAAATTTGGATGCAAACATTGTTGAGCAGATCACGCCTACGACTGAAACGAAAACCATAGGCGGTTAATCATGGCCCTTATTTCCGTCAGCCCCCCGCCAGGTGTGGTCACATCTGGTACTGAGTATTCTGCCAAGGGAAGATGGATCGACTCAAACCTGATTCGTTTTCAAGAAGGCATACTTAAAAACATCGGTGGTTGGGAATATTTAAAGTCATCAGCTCTCACGGGTGCGCCGATTGGCCTATTCTCTTGGAAAGACAATGACGGCAATAACTTACTTGCAGTCGGAACCAGAGAGAAAGTTTATGTCTATATGGATGAGAACCTGACTTGGTACGACATCACGCCAGCCTCGTTCGTCACTCCAAAATCAACCGACCCTTTGGGCTATGGCGCATACAATTACAATGTCGAAGATTATGGGGATGCCAGATCGCAATCGGGTCTTTCGTTTGCCAAACATTCCTATTCCTTTGACAACTGGGGCGAGTATTTAATTTTTAACTGCTCGTCAGATGGAAAGATTTATCAATGGCGACCCGATGCTGGGAGTGGATCACCCGATGCTGCGGGTGTGGCATTAACGAATGCACCCACGGGTTGTTCTGGCGTATTGGTTAGCAATGAAAGACACATTGTGGCACTCGGTGCGGGTGGAGACCCAAGGAAAGTGCAATGGTCATCAAGAGAAGCATCAACCACATGGACTGCGGCTTCTACAAACACGGCGGGCGATCTACAAGTGCCGACATCTTCTGAGCTGTTGGCGGGCGTTAAATGGCAAACCGACATGATTTTATTTACCTCAACGGGCTTGGCTAGGCTCTATTATTCGGGCCAACCTTTCGTGTATGGCATCAACGATGCTGGCACAAACTGCAAAGCCATCTCAGCCAGATCAATCGTGCAAGCGGGCAACTTTATTGCGTGGCTTGGCGAGAAAACAATATTT